TGTCTAAATACTTCAGGAAGAGGTCAGATGAATTCAGTACAGAAAGCAAGATTAAACCGCACGCTTTTCTTCTTTCAAGACAGAATAAAATACAAAGAACAATTATTACAAGAAGTTCTCTCCTTTAAGAAGAAATGTATCAAACAAAATAAAAAGGCTGCAATTCGATTAAATGGAACATCTGATCTAGACTGGCAGCGTTTATATCCTGAATTATTTGAAATCGATGATATTCAATGGTTCGATTATACAAAATCAAAATTGAGATATGAAAAATTTTTAGATGGACAACTACAAGAAAATTATCATTTAACATTTTCTTATGGTAAACCAGAAGATGAAGAATTTTGTGTACAAGTTTTGCGTAATGGTGGTAATGTTGCAGTAGTATTTCATAACAAAGCAAATAAATGGAAAAGATTTCAGTGTATTGATGGTGATGCTCACGATCTTAGATTTTTAGATAGTCGAGGAAAAGTGGTAGCATTACAAGCTAAAGGAAAAGCAAAACGTGATAATACAGGTTTTGTAGTTTAGGTGTATCAAAATTTTTAAATAAAGGTATATTAGAAGCATGAGACCTTCAAAAGATGAATATTTTTTACAAATAGCAAAAATAGTATCAATACGCAGCCACGATATTACTAAGCATGGCTGCGTAATTGTTTTAGATGACAAAATAATAGCAACAGGTTATAACGGGTTTCCTAAAAACTTACAAGACGATAAGTTACCATTAACTAGACCAGAAAAATATAAATTCATCATTCATAGTGAAATAAACGCTATTTATAATTCTACACAACCACTAATAGGTGCAACAGCATACGTTACAGGAGAGTGTTGTTTTAACTGCTTTATGTCTTTGTATCAAGCTGGTATAGAAAGAATTGTATGTTTAAATAAACATGGATCACATATCATTTCTAATGAAGACAGAGAGCACAAACAAATGTTAATAGATGCTGGTCTAAAATTAGATGTTGTAGAAGATACATATATTTTAAAACAAAGTCTTTCAGAAGGCAAAAATATTGAATTTACGATTTCAAATCGCGATATACTTATGCAGATCGCTACCGAAGTATCAAAATCTTTGAAGGCAAAGGGTGTAGCTACTTCTGGTTTAGCAACAGGTGGAACAATTAATATAGTATTTTAAATGTATAAATATAATGAAGTTTATGAGGAAAGTCTTAAATATTTTAATGGTAATGATTTAGCATCAAAAGTTTTTGTTGATAAATATGCTTTAAGAGATAATAATGATAATTTTCATGAATTAACTCCAGACGATATGCATCGTAGACTGGCGAAAGAATTTGCCAGAATCGAAAAAAATAAATTCTTAGAACCAATGAGTGAAGATGATATTTATGAATTATTTAAGGATTTCAAATATCTTGTTCCACAAGGTTCTCCTATGTTTGGTATTGGTAATCAATATTCAATAGTTTCACTTGGGAACTGTTTTGTGTTACCGAATCCTACAGATTCATACCTAGGTATCATGAATACCGATACTCAAATTGTATCAATTTCATCAAAACGTGGTGGTGTTGGTTGGGATATTTCAAACTTAAGACCGGCAGGACTAAGCGTTAATAATGCAGCAAAATCAACAACTGGAGCAGTATCATTTATGCATAGATTCTCTAATTCTATTAGAGAAGCATGTCAATGTATCGCTAGTGGAGAAAGAGTTCTTATTAAAACTGGATTATCAAAAATAGAAGATGTTAATATTGAAGATCAAATCTGGACCCATAAAGGTTGGAAATCGGTAATAAATAAATTTGAGAACGGACAAAAAACTGTTTATAAAATTTTAACTAAAAGAGGGTTTTCAATTAGATGTTCAGAAGATCATGAATTCTATAATGAAGATCTAGAATTAATACCAGTAAAAGATTTTGAATGCGGACAAAATATTGTTACATTAACCGGATCTACTACAACTAAAAGGTTAATTAAATTAAATACCGATGTTAAATACGAAAAAAAAAGTTCTAATAAATCTTCAAGACTTAATACAAATATCAAATATCCAGAATATCTAAATAAAGATTTAGCTTACTTATTAGGATTCTCTTATGGAGACGGATTCTATAACATAGATAAATTTTCAGAAAAATATGGATTAGGTCTATCTTGTGGTAATGATTATCCAGAAATAAAAACTAAACTAATAAATATTATAAAAAGTCAATTTAATTTTAATGCAACCATAAAGAACGGTGATGGTAATCTAGAAGTTATTTCTATCTATAGTAAGTTAATATGTAAATTTTTAGAAGTTAATAATTTAACTAAAGAAAAATCTCTTAATATTAAGTTTCCTCAAAAAATATTTGAATCACAATCTGAAGTACAACTAGCATTTATTTCTGGTTATTTAGACGCAGATGGATGTACATCTAACACTATTAAAAGTGGAATTAATTTTAACTCTATAAATAAAAAATTTTTAGAAGATTGTCAATTTATTTTAATGAGCAATGGTATTAACTCAACATTAAGAGATAATACATGTCAATCTAGACCTAATCACTGGAATAATATTTATAGATTATCAATTAATGGAGGATATGCACAAAGATTAAGTTTAGAACTTTTAAAAGATAGTATTAAAATTAGTAAAATAGAACAAATATCAGGAAAAGATTTTACTAAAACGCCTTATACTGCTAAAAATTTAAATATTAAAAGAGGTAATCTTTCATATCCGGGTGATAATTTTATATCTTGTAATGTATTAGAATTATTAAAAAATGATAATATAATAGATAAAAATCTACAACCTTTAGTTTTAGATGAGATAATTTCTATTGAAAACGATGGAATAGAATATACGTATGATCTAACAGTTGAAGACACTCACATGTTTTGGTGTGAAGGATTTTACACAAAAAATTCTGGTAGAAGAGGTGCTAGTCTCCAATCAATATCTGTTCACCATCCGGAAATACTAGAATTTATTAAAGTAAAACAAGATCTTACTAAAATAACTGGTTCTAATATCTCTGTTCAGTTTACTGATGAATTTATGAATGCTTTAGTTAATGAACAAACATATGAACAAAGATGGCCAATCGATTCTAACAATCCAAAAATTCAAGAATATGTTAATTCTAAAAATATATGGAAGGAATTTATTCATTCAGCTTGGTTGATGGCTGAACCCGGTTGTATGTTTATTGATAAAGTTCATAAAGAAAGTACAGGAGTACCATATGGCTATAGGGAAAGTTCAAGTAATCCATGCGGCGAACAATATTTACCCCCTTTTGCTTCTTGTCGTCTATTAGTAATTAATTTATATTCTTATATTAAAAATAAATTTACAGATAATTCTGAATTTGATTGGGGTTTATTTGATAAACATGTACAAATACTTCAAAGACTTGGTGACAATTTAGTTGATCTAGAAATTGAAGCAATAGATCGTATAATTTATAAGATGGAATCTGATCCAGAATCAGAAGAGATTAAAAAACCTGGATTAGATTTATGGAAAAATGTACGCAAAACAGCCTTAGAAGATCGTAGAACAGGTTGTGGATTTACTGGTTTAGCTGATTGTTTAGCAGCATTAAATATCCAATATGGATCACAAGAATCAATTCATTTTTGTGAAAAAATGCAACAACAATTTAAGTGGTCTGCATATGAATCATCTGTAGATATGGCTAAAGAATTAGGACCTTTTCCTTTATATGATAAAAATTTAGATATCAAATCTGAATTTATACAACGTATACAGAAAGATAATTCTGAATTATACAAAAAAATGATAAAATATGGCCGTAGAAATATGGTTTTATTAACTGTTGCTCCGACTGGTAGCGTTTCTTGTTTAACTAGAACGTCTTCTGGACTAGAACCTGTTTTTATGACTCATTATATGAGAAGAAAAAAGGGTAACCCTGGAGATAAAGATTTTAGATCTGATTTTGTTGATAACAACGGTGATCATTGGATGCATTTTGATGTATATCATCAAGGCGTATTAGACTGGATGGATTGTACTGGAGAAAAAGATATTGCAGCAAGTCCATATTTTATGGCAACAGCGAATGAGATAAATTGGATCAATAGAGTTAAAATGCAAGCAGCTTTACAGAGACATATAGATAACTCTATTTCTAGTACCGTAAACCTTCCTTCAGATACAACTGAAGAAAAAGTTGGAGAAATTTATTTAACAGCTTGGAAAGAAGGTTTAAAAGGTATAACAGTATATAGAGACGGTTGTAGAACTGGAGTTTTAATAAATAAAACAGAAGAAAAACAACCAGAAAGTAGACCAGATATTTTAGAGTGCGATGTTCATAAAATACCAAGTAAAGATGGTATATATTTTGTACTTGTAGGCTTATTAAATGGTAAGCCGTACGAGATATTCGGCGGCAAAGGTGTTGATTTAGACTCTTCTGTTCATAAAGGAAAAATTATTAAAGTAAAAAGACCAAAGGGTTATAAAGCTATATTAGAAGATGAAACAGAATTAAGTCCACTGTCCGCTTTCTGCTCCACTGAAGAAGAAGCTTTAATGAGAATGGCTTCAATAGCTATACGTAGTTGTACTCCAATAGAAAATATAGTTGATCAACTTACTAAAGCTAAAGGTGATATGTATACATTTGCTCGGGCTGTAGCTAAAGCTTTAAAGAAATATATTAAAGATGGAACAAAATCAACACAAAAATGTACATGTGGAGCAAATTTAGTATATTCTGAAGGTTGTGTTTCTTGTCTTAGTTGTGGAGCATCAAAATGCGGATAAAATATAAAACTTGGACACCATTAATTTTAGTACTAACAATTACAGGACTATGGTTATATGATCTTTTCCCTTTCATGAATGATCCATGTTATACAATAAGTGGTGTTTTAAATTCATATTTTTACTACACAGCACATCCACTAATGACATTTTTAGTTGGCTTTGCTTTTGGTATTATATTAAACCATCTATTAGGATGGGGATCAATTGATCCGAAACAATTAAAACAAATGTTAACCAAGGCTAATGAAGAAGGAAAAATACAGGATATAATAAATAAACTATGAACAAAGCAATCATTCAATCTTATAATTCTTCTATGTCTGAAGTTTCAGCACTTACTCTTGAAAATCACCAAAGGTATGCTAAGTTGTATAACTGGGATTTTATAAGATATTATTCGGAAGATCCAGATTATAACATGCATACCAAGTTCAATGACATTGTTAGACTTGGAAAAGAATATGATCTAGTATGGGGCTTGGACATAGATGTAGTTATTAGAGACTATAGTATAGACCTGTTAGACTTGATTGATGAAAATTATGCATTAAATATATGTTCCTCTCATCCATTTCCGACGATGAGACAGCAAGTAAATGCCGGTTCATTTGTTTATAATAAGCAGTGTAATTGGGATTATGTCAGAAAATACCCCGCCCCTAATGACCAAGGATCATTTTGGCAAGCTTTAGAGAAAGAAGACGACTTTTATAATAATACTAGAGTTCATCAATATGATAAGTTCAACCATGATGGAGATTTTTTGAAACACTTCTGCTATGATTGCAATAAATCTGAAGAGATTAAGAAAGAACTAGAAATTAATAATGCCCGCTCCTTTTTCTCTTCAATAGTAAAAAATAAACAACGGTATGCATGGTTGTATGATACTATAAAAGCAGATTCTGTATTGGAAGTTGGTTCAAACCCAATGTCTCTTAAAAAATTAAAGTTGTTTTTTGGAGAAAATGTAGAAGGCCTTGATTTATACCAAGATGTGTGTATACGAGGTTGTGCAAGTTCTATTAAATTAGATAAAAAATATGATCTTATTATAGATGATTGCTTCAAAGATGAAAGACAAATTATAACATACCTTAATTTATCTAGAAATTGTAATCAATATATAGTAGAAGGTTTATCTTTTAAAGATTGTTTTGATTTCTTTAAAGAAGAAGGTTTTTTAATTAAAGGTGATATAGGATATAAATATGTTGGTTAAAGCTTTAACAGATACAGCAACAATACCATTTAGAGCAAATGACGGAGATGCTGGATATGATCTATTTGCAGATGATAATTATCAGATTCCACCGGGTGAAATTCAAAAAATTACCACTGGAATAGCTTTTAAAATCCCAGATGGGTATGTTGGAGTAATAAAAGATAGGAGTTCATATGGATCAAAAGGTTTAAATATAGTAGCAGGAGTAATAGATCAAACTTATACCGGTGAATGTATAGTATGTCTACAAAATAATACAGACTCTTATGTAAATATAAATACTGGGGATAAAATAGCACAAATGATAGTTCTACCATGTTATCAAAAAAACTTGATTGAGGTAGGAGAACTACCAACAACTAATCGTGGAGATAAAGGCTTTGGAAGCAGTGGTCTATGAGAAGAAGAAAAAACACAAAACAAAATAGTCAAATGAATTATAGTTTTCCTATTGAAACATTAAAAGTAAATTTTAAACCTAAAACAATCAATCAAAGTAAATATTTAAAATGTATTGACGAAAATACAATAACACTATGTCATGGTTGTCCAGGAACAGGAAAATCCTTTTTAGCTACAGCTTCTGCTTTATTTTATTTGAAACATAAAAAAGTTGATAAGATCTTATTTACAAGACCTATGGTCCAATGTGGAAAAGGTTTAGGCTTTTTAAAAGGTGATCTTAATGAAAAATTTATGCCTTACGTTAAACCTGTTATGGATGAGATGATTAATTTAGTTGGTAATAATACAGCACATTTTCTCATTCAAGAAGGTTATGTGGAAATAGCTCCTTTAGAATTAATGAGAGGAATGAATTATCACAATACTTTCATGATTCTTGATGAGTGTCAGAATACTGATATTGGTCAAATGAAAATGTTTCTTACTCGTATTGGACAAAATTCAAAATGTGTATTAACGGGGGATACAAATCAAACAGATCTTATATCTTGTGATTATTTGAAAGTAATTCAAAAACTTAATGGCGTTGAAGATATAGATCATTGTGAATTATTTGAAGATGATATCATTAGAAATAAATTAATCAAAGATATTATCTTGAGGTTACCATAATGCCTATATATGTATATCACTGCAAAGAATGTAATTGCGAGTTCGAACTATTTCAGTCTATTAAAGCAGAACCAATAACTGAATGTGAATTGGGGCACTCAGTGTATAGAGTAATTCAACCAGTGTTAGGTTTTGTAGACCAAGGTATAACTACTGTTGGAAGACTAGCTGAAGTAAATACAAAAAAAATGGGTGAATCCGCCTTACTTAAACAAGAGCAACTTAAAAAAGAACAAAACGAATCTCGCGAAAAAGGCAGACAACTTCTAGAAGCAAAAACTGGCAAAAAGATATTAAGACCATCAGAATCTTCAGATATTCCAGATTTACCAAGTCATATCAAAACTGCTTTAAAATCAGGAGACTCAAAAAGAGTGGAGAAATATTTATATGAAGGCACATAAAGCTGTGATGCTAATAAATTTAGAAGTTCACGAAATAGATAATGGTGAATGTTCTGGAAAGATTGTGTCAAAAGAGGATCTAGAAAATAATCATCTAAAATCTAAAATGATATTAACTATTGAAGGTTTTGATAAAAATGATTGCTTAACTAAAGTTTATAGGAGATTAAATGGAATTGTGGAATAACGTAGGCTCAACTACAGATAATGAAAAAGATGCATGGTGTAAAAAAAGTGGAAACGCTTATTATGTTAGAATGTATAATAAAAGAATGGTTAGTCCACATGTTGTTATACCAAAATCCAACTTAAAATGGGAAAAGGTTAATTCACAAACATATTACACATATCTTAGGTATCTAAGAACATCAAACGAAAGACATTTAAATAACGCTAACAGGAAAATGGAACAATGAAAAAGGGTAGATTAAGTAAAGAAGAAAAAGAATATATTATTTCTAATAGACGACAACCAATAGAACAGCTTGCTAAAACACTAGATAGATCAGTTGAATCAATTAATTCTGTGTTAAATGGATTAAGTACAGTTACAAAAACAATTGATGAAAAAAAGAAAAATACATTACTAGATTTAATGCCTAAGAAAAAGGGCGCAATAGCTATGTCTGAAGCTATGTCTCATCATACAGATGATATTAAACCAAAGAAACGCTTTGATCCAAGTATTATTTTTAAACCACTAGGTGATAAATAACTAATGAGAAATTCTGTCGACGATGATTATATTGAAAGTAATACTTTGTGGATAGCATTTTTATCAAACGGTGAAATTGTTTACCAAGATGATAAATGTGTAGACAATGAAGATAGTTTTACTCCATTAAAAATATACTGTGAACAAAATAATCTATTTATCGATAAATTTCAAATCAGATTTAGATCTCATATAGAAACAGTATTTGAAAACAATGATGAATGTCAAGGCTTCTTTTTTAGAAAATCTATAATGGCCCCCTTTTCTTCTGATAAAAATTTTCACAGATATATTATCGGAAAAGTAATAGATAATATAATTTATACAGAAAAATGGTCTACGCCAGAAATAATAATGGTAGAACAAGAAATTAGATCGATTACTGAATCTATGACAGAAAGATCAATAATATGGAAGCCAAGTACACAAATAAAGCAGGATCCAAAGTAACAGCAGCACAGTATATAAGCGAAATACTAATTATTAGAGAGGCAGATAATCGTAAGGTTATCTTGCCTCATCGCTTTTGGATGTTAGATGAGTATAAGAAAAAATATCAAATTAAAATTATACAAGTTTCTAAATATTTAAAAACATATAATCCAGATGATGTTGTTATGGCACTTATTTCTGATGAAGGAAAAAGAATATACAGTATTAAATATCCTGGATTGGAAAGTTTAATAAAAAAGCAAGAAAAAGTTAGATCAGATTGGAAAAAAAAACCGATTAAAGAGTATACTATAAGTGAAGGAGAACACAGAGGGTCTCACAAAAATAAAAAAGATATTTTAAGTAAACTAAGAGAGCTAGATGGCTAAAAAAGCAAAAGCAGAAAAAGTAGAAAATAATTCTAATCTAATATTTGCTGATACATTCTTATCTAAACCAGTTAGAATATTAAGAGTTAGTCCAGCTTTTGATATTGGATTAGGTGGTGGAATACCAGAAGGTTCTTGGGTTGTTCTAACAGGGCGACCCAAATTTGGAAAATCTAGTGCCGCAATGCATATGATTTCTCAATATTTAACTCAATTTCCAGAAGGTAAAGCTTTATATGTTGATGTTGAAACCAGATTAAAAGAGATCAATTTAAGAAATAGATTTCTTGATCCTACAAGATTACAAATAATGAGATCAACTCAGGATGATATTATACATGCTGAAGATTTTCTTGAGAGAACAGAAACTTACATCAAAGAAAATCCAAATTGTATTGTTGTAATAGATTCGGTTTCTTCCTTATGTTCAACAACAGAATATATTGATTCCGTTAAAGGTAATACAAGATCACTTGGTCCAAAATTAATGGCCAATTTTACCAGAAAGATGGCACCTCTTGTACCTGTTCAAAATGCAATTATAATCTTAATAACACATCAAATAGCAAATACATCTGGATATGGATCACCTTTTAGTGAAGACGGTGGCAATAAAATCCAATATCAATCAGACATTAAGATGAAGTGTAAAACTAAAACTGAGTGGATAGAAGATGAAAGAAATATTGGACAACAAAGTAATTGGCTGGTTGAATGGTCTGCTTTAGGTCCACCGGGAATGGAAGTATCTTCATATTTTAGATATAATTATGGATTAGATGCTGGAATGGAGTTGGCAAACTTGGGATTAGATTTTGGTTTGATAACTAAGAGTGGAGCATGGTATCAAATTACATGTTTATTACTATCAGAAGATCAAGAAATTCAAGACATGATTGATCCGAAGAAGAAAGAAAAATCTTTCACATTTCAAGGTTTGCAAAAAGTTGGAGATTTTATTAACTCTAACGACAAAGTACAAAAGTTCATAATGAAAGAATTAGTTTCGATGCTATGAAATTTAAATATAATGGAAAAATTTATAATGTTGATATAACAAAATATACTAGAGCTAGAAGCAATACTAGTAATCTTCATGAAAGAGTCAGAGATATACTAAAAGAATTATATCCACTAGATCAAATTCTAGAAGAGTTTACTTTACCTGGATTAAAACCTGCTTTATATGCAGATTTTTTTATACCTTCTCAAAAACTTGCTGTTGAAGCACATGGAAAGCAACACGTAAGTTATAGTAAATTCTTCTTTAAAACTAAACAAAAATTCTATAAAGCTCAACGTAATGATGCTCAAAAAATTGAATGGTTTCATGAAAATAATATTACTTTAATTGGTTTATACTACGATGAGTCACCAGAATTATGGAAACACAAAATCTTACACAGAGTTACTAAAAGACTTTGAAAAAACTTTAAATAGATATGCTTCTGATATTGGTACAGATAAAATTATATATAATACAGAAGTTGAACAAGTTTTATTAATGGATTTTAAACAATTAAAAAATCTAGATAAAACAGGAATGGAAGAATTTGCATATTTATTAGCTCAGTATGCTGCTGTATTAACTAAAGAAACAAATAGAAATACAGCTATACTAAAATGGGCAGAAGACAAGTTAAATAAATTAATATCTCATAATTATGATAAATATGTTGGAGATAAAATGATGAAATATGAAATTGTAAAATATATGATTGTAAACAATGATTCTGCTGCCACTCAACTAAATGAGATAATTAAAGACGCTGAATCTAGATTAACTGAATTACAAGATATGTCTAGTAAGATATATTATATGTCAACCCTATTAAGAGATTTAGGTAGAAATAGATGAATAAGAAAATTATTATAAAAAGAAAGCAAATTAAACAACAGTCACAAGAAGATAAGTCTTCTATTAAGCCTATAAAATCAGAAAAAAAATCTGGAGTACCTATCAAAACTGGACCAAGAAAGAATCTGTTTATAGATCCTGGGGTAGTTCCACATGATAATAGTTTGATATATGACAAATTACCCACAACAAGAAACAGAGAAGATAAACCAAAAGAAACTCCATGCACTATATGTGGAAAAAAGTTTATCATAAGTCCAATATATATCAGAGATGGTCTTTATACATGTGATTCATGCTTAATTACTAATAGAGGAGCAATGCGTGGCTAAAATAGCTGGAGATATAGGATCTGAAAGATTTATATTAACCGCTTTAGCCCAAAAAGGAGTAGAAGCATACACAGAAATACAAGAAATAATTGATAATAATTGTTTTTTTGATATTAATAACAGATCCATTTTTCAAGTATTAGCAAACGGCCTAAACTCACATGAAAAAATAGATATACCAACTTTTTTATCAATATCTAATGATCTAGGTTATTACACGCAGTTATCATCAAAAGATAATCTTAATTATATTAAGGCTATATTTTCTTCTTCAATAGTTTTAGAAAATCTTGTGAAAATAGCTACAAAACTAAAAAAAATATCTATTACATATAAACTGCAATGCTCATTAGAACAAGCTCATTCTAAACTAAATAATATAACAGGTAATGAACCGATAGATGAGATACTATCAATTGTAGAAGATCAAACATCTAATATAGCAGATCATTTAATTGATAGTAATGACGACCCACAATTGTTATATCAAGATATTGATGAACATTTATTGCATTTGGAAGAAAATCCATGCGATCAAGTTGGTATATCATCTGGTTATCCGATGTATGACTATATGATTGGAGGAGGGTTTAGAGCAGGTTATATTAACCTTGTAGTTGCAAGACCAAAAAGTGGAAAAAGTGTATTAGCACTAAATATTGGTACTAATATAGCAATAAATAATATTCCAATTCTTTATTTAGATACAGAAATGGATGACGAATTACAAAAAAATAGGGCGGTTTCAGCTTTTACTGCAACTTCACCAAGAGATATTGAAACTGGTAAATTTTCTAGACTCGCTAAAAGAGATATGATTTATCAAACTATGCGACAGTATAAAAATATACCATTCAGATACAAACGCATTGCTGGTAAGCCATTTGATGAGATTTTATCTATTATTAAAAGATGGTTGATTAAATACGTAGGTAAAGACGATAGTGGAAAATATAAACCATCGGTAATTATATACGATTATTTTAAATTAATGAGTACAGACGACTTAGAAGGATTAAATGAACATCAAGCACTTGGATTTCAGCTTAGCAAATTAACAGATTTTCTAGGTAATAATAAAGTCTCTTGTTTAGCTTTTGTACAAGCTAATAGAGACGGTATAACCAAAGAAACAACAGATATTGTTAGTCAGTCAGATAGATTAACATGGTTATGTGCATCGCTATGTCTTCTAAGAAAAAAAACTTCTGAGGAAATAGCCAACGAAGGAATTGATCGAGGTAATAGAAAAATTATTCCAATGGATGGTATGAGATTTTCAGAAGGATTAAATGATGGAGATTGGATTAATATAAATATGGATAATTTTAGAATATATGAACTTGGAACACACCAGCAACCAGTTTGATTTAACAGAAAATATTAGAGATATTTTAAATCTTTTAGGTATAGAATATCAAGATTATCATAATAGAATAACATTTCAGTGTCCTTTACATGATTCTAATAAAAGTGATAGTTTATCTATTTTATTGGAAGGTAGTAATAAAAACGGTTTATGGTGTTGTTGGACTCAAAGATGTGAAACTAAATATGGATATGGATTATTTAATTTAGTAAAAGGCATATTATCAGTACAACAAAACAAAGATATTTCAAACAATGAAGTATATAAATTTGTTAAAAAATATGCAGAAGTAAGTAACTACAACTCTGATTTAAACCAGTATTCTAAATTGGTATCTACAAAACCTAAAGATATTAAATATAATATTGAAAGAGAAAAAATACGTAATTCAATTCAGATACCAGCTAAATATTTTATTAATAGAGGTTATTCTCCTGAAATATTAAACAAGTATGATATTGGAACATGTACTACAAAAGGTAAAAAATTCTTCACAAGAATAATAGTCCCAGTGTATGATGAAAATTATAATTACGTTGGATGTACAAGCAGATCTCCAAATCCAGAATGTAATAAATGCGGTGGCTATCATATAGGAAAATGTCCATCAAATAATCTGGAAAAGTTTTGGTCTAGCAAATGGTTAAATAGTGATGATTTTTATTGCGGTAATCATTTATATAACATATGGTTTGCTCAGGAGCAAATTATTAAAACTGGTACAATAATCCTAGTGGAAGGTCCACCTGACATTTGGAGGCTCGCAGAAGCTGGTATATACAACTCTATAGCTGTATTTGGAGACAAGCTCACGGAAGAGCAACAAAACAAATTAAATAATTTACCAGTATTCAATATGGTAATTTTGACAGATAATGATAAAGCTGGAAAAACAGCAAGATCAAATATAGAACTACAATGTAAAAGATATTATAATATCATACATAAACAAACCATAAACAAAGATTGTGGAGATTCATCCACTCAAGAATTAAGAGAACTATTAAAGGATTTCATATGCAAAAAATAATTATTATTTCAGGTAAAAAGCAGTCTGGTAAAAGCTCATTAAGAAATTATATTATGGGTAGAAAGATTGTTGATTCAGGTAAATCTTGGGATAGATTTAATATATCTACAACCGGAGAACTTATGGTTCCTACCGGTAAACAATATTTGGAAGTATTAGACTTAAACAATAATCATCCAGAATTTTCTACTTACGCACAACAGTTTATTTGGCCATACGCTAAAAATTATTCAATAGCAAATTCTCTAAAATATATTGCAATTAATATGTTCGGTGTAGAGTATTCACAATGCTTTGGATCAGATGAAGATAAAAACAAGCCAACCAATATTAGATGGTCTGATATAAAGTTTGCTCTACCCCCAAGATCAATTGGTAAACTTAGAGAAGATTTTAAACTGGAAGAGTTTATGACAGGAAGGGAGTTTTTAGAAAATTTTGGAAAAATGTGTAGAATGGTTAAAGAAACATGTTTTGTTGATAACTGTATTAATGAAATTACATTCGAAGCATATCCACTCGTTGTTGTTGACGATATTCGTTATCCAGATGAATTGACTAGCTTTTATGATCTAGAAAAAGATAACGAAGTTGAAATATTTTCAATACGATTATTAAGAGATGAATTTAAAAGTAAGTCAGAGCCAGAAACAGCGTTGGACGACTATCCAATAGATGTATGGAATGTTGTTGTTCCAGAAGATGCGACTATTGTCGAAAAAAATGAATTGATAGCAGAAGCATTAATTAATCGTGGATGGCTCTAACATTTAGGTGTTATCATTATAATAACATATTTTCGTTCTTCATCTTACAATGACTGGGATTACTGTCAGCAAAAATATTTTATGACATATGTTTTAGGCTACCAAGATGAAACAAATAAAAAAGCAGAAAAAGGTACTGTAACCCATAAAGTTTTAGAGTGTTTGGCTCTGCTGAAATTAGCAGTTCAAAACAATAAAAAATATATCACGGATGATGTACTAGGAAAATATAAATTTAATCATGAAGACTTATTAACTAGCACAAAATTAACTGATGATCTAGTAGATAGTATAAATAAAGAAAGATCATATAAATCAAAATATACTTGGCCGTGTACGATTAAATATAATCATGTAAGACACGGAGTTGATATAGTATATGATATATTTAATATTGTCTATGACTATTATTCCAGTAGAAGTAAGCATGAATGGTCTAAAACCGATAAAAAGGATTGTTGGCATTGGATATGGATTCCACTAGATTTAAGAAACGGTTTATATGACCCTCGTAAAAGAGAAATATATAGTCCAGAACAGAAATTTGATATTACGTTAGATTTTGATTGGGCTAAATATGAATATGAACACGAAGGAAAAATAATCAGTGGGCAACTTGCTCTTAAAGGGACTATTGACTTAATTACAAGATTAGATGAAAGAACACTGGAAATAATAGATTGGAAAAGTGGGCAGAGAAAAAACTGGGCAACTGGTGATGTTAAAACATTAGAATATCTTCATAATGATCATCAGCTTATGTTATACTACTATGCTTTACATAAATTGATTAAAGATCATGATATTATGATGACCATTTACTACAATAGATGTGGTGGACCCTTTACTCCTGTATTTGAACATTCTCATCTAAAAAAGATGGAAAAATATCTCCAAAAAAGGTTTGAAACTATCAAGAAAAACAGTCTACCAAAATTATGTCATCCAGAACAAAAAGATATTAAATGCAGTTGGTGTTCTTTCTATAAAAATAAGTTTGCAAATGATAATATGAATATGTGTAACAGAATTCATGAAGAAATAAAAAGTCAAGGAATAGAAGAAGTGGTCGAACAATACAAAGTTAAAGATCATAAATTCGATAAGTATTCATGTCCAGGAGAATAAATGTTTGTACCAAATCACTTACATACAAAATATTCTTTAATGGATTCTGATATTAGAGCAGATAAACTTGCAAAAAAATGTGTAGAATATGAATATCCAGCTTGCACAATAACAGACCACGGAAATATTGCTGGGGTTGTTGAGTTTTCAAATGCTCTTCTAAAAGAAGGTATTAAACCTATAAATGGTATCGAATTGTATGTTTCGTCATTAGATGCGACAATTAAGAGTGATCTGAACAAAAAATTATTACATATGGTATGTCTTGCTAAAAACAAGCAAGGGTTTTATGATTTATGTAAAATTGTATCAAGATCCAATGATGACGATGTATTTTATTATAAACCAAGATTAGATCTCAACAAACTTGGTGAATTAAAAACTAATAACTTGTTATGGTTTACTGGTCATCCTGGCAGCATTCTATTTGATGCTATTATGAATGAAGGAAAAATACATAGTGATTCAATACCAAATAGTGTTCGTATGATTAATCGTATGATTGACCTCTTTGGTAAAGAAAATTTATTTATTGAAGTTCAACGAGTTTGCTATCATAATAGTGAATATTCAGATATATTAACGGAAATATCTCAAAGAACAGGCGTTAAAACTATTGCGTGTATAGACGCACACTATGTTGATAAAGCCGACGTAAAAAATCAGAGATTATTATTAGCGTCTTCTCTAGGGACAAATTTAGTCAGATGGAAACAAGATCTAGCCCATTCTGGTATGTCTTCTTTTTTCCTTCAAGATCATTATCATATACCATCATATAAAGAGTTGAAAGCTGTTCACACTGAAGAAGAGTTAAAAAACAACTTATTGATAAACGATATGTGTGAATCTTATAGTTTAAAAAATAAACCATCTCTGCCAAGGTTTGAATGCCCAAATGGTATGACTGAAGAATTATACCTAAAAGACTTATGCAGACAAGGTTGGAGAAACATTTTACAAAAACGAAATGTAGTTGATGATAAATTTAAACAAAATCAATATGCAGAACGAGTTCTAACAGAACTAGATGTGATCTCAGAATATGATTTATCTGGATATTTTCTTATTGTTCAAGATGTAATTAAATGGGCAAGAGATCAAACTTTTTTAAATACTGGAAGGGGTTCTGCTGCTGGTAGTTTAGTATCATATTTACTTGGTATAACACTTGTAGATCCAATTCCTTATAATTTGTTATTTACCAGATTCTTAAATAGAGGAAGGTTTACAAAAGATCACTTTGAATATCCTGATATTGATATGGATTTTCCCGGCGATTTTAGAGAAAAAGCTATTGATTATGTTAAAGAAAAGTATGGTAAGAATAGAGTTGGTAAAGTTGCAACATTTGGCACATTACATGGCGCTGGAGCAATTAAAGAAGTGTTAAGAATGCATCAAGCTGTTTCTCCAACAGAGATGGATCAAATAACAAAATATATTCCACAAGAAGCAGATGTATCAGATCATATGTCATCTCAGGAGGAAAAATCTATTATTAGATATACATTAAGAAACATGCCTTCAGTATTAGAAGAATATTGTACTATTGATGACAAAGATGTTTTGCATGGTAAATTAGCTTCATATTTTCAGCAATCAATTGAAATTGAAGGTGCTGTTAAGTCTCAGGGAGTTCATGCTGCTGGTCTTATTATATCGGCAAATGACTTAAATGAATCTTGTCCAATGGTAAGATCAAAAGATGGAGAAAAAATGTGTGGCATAGAAATGGATGG